GCTGGCGTATTGAACTGACTGGAGTGAGTCGTCGGCTTCTGTTGGGGTGCGGCTGGAGCCACCGCCACCACCGCCGCCTTTACCGCCGCCACCGCCTCCGCCGCCAGCACCAGCGATGCCAAGACCCAAGCCCGCATTGTGAACGCGGATGTTGTTGGCGATGAAGGTGTGATGGCCTTCGACCGTCAGGTTGTAGACCGTGCCAAAACCTGCCTCTGCTTTGCTGACGATGGGGCGCAGGTGGTTGTTGGCGTCAACGAGGCAGTCGTCGGAGCCGAGGGTGTCGATTTCGACGAAGGCGTTGAATTGGTTGAGGACCCAGTGGTTGGGAGTGGCATCAAGATGCTCGCCGCCCCAGAGCGTGTAACGAATGACGCGCTCGTCTTCGTGCTCGTGGACTTTGAGGATCTTGGCTTCGTGCAGTCCGCCTTCGTCGTCAAAACTCAGGACAAGATCGCCAGCCTGCAGTTCATCAATGCGGCGCGTGCCACCCGGAATTGCGACAAGGGTGTGCCCCAGGAAGCAACCGCCACCGCCACCACCGCCAGAGCCGACAATGCGTGTCATATCAGTTGGTCAACGTCGAGGCCGCTGGAGAGAACAGCGGAGCCAACAAACACACGCCCGTATGCAATAGGCACCGGTAAACCTTGCTTTGCGGTGTTGACGATGCCAGAGAACGTGAAGGACTCAAACTTTGCAGCGTCTCGTCCGCGTTCTGTTGTGGTTGTGGACTGAACTGGAGCAGGCGAAAGTGCTTGCGCGACTCCGCTAATAACAAGAGAAGTGCCGAGTAATCCGAGTGTTGTAGACACACCCGCAAAAAATGCACTGGAGCCTGCGGTAAAAGCACCAGCGCCGAGACCTAGAAAACCAGCACCTAAAGGACCGGCGACGATTGCCAATGCGACAAGACCGATGCCTGCCAAAATTTGGCCGCCGCCTTGGCCTGCACCAGCGATTACAGGGGTGATACTGAAGACTTCGCGCTCACTAAATGGTGCCGCAATTAACACGGCGTTTTGTTCGGTAATTTTTTCTTTTCCGAGGGTTACGCGATAACCAACACCGTCTTGCTCGCTATCCAGCAGCCACTTTTCAAGGCCGGGAAAGTTGACGCAAAGTGCCTTGAGGGCTTGGGCTGGGGTGTCGGCTTCAAACTGGAAACGGCACTGACCCAGCTTTTTGCGGAGTGCGCCGTAGACCTTAACGACTTTCATGCCGCAGGACTCGGGCGGTGCTCTTTAAATAATAACCGCCGTACAGATCACGGCTACTGAGTCGGCCTTGTAGGTGGTGCAGGATCAGTTGATCGCCAAGGTAAATGGCGGCGTGGTTGGGGAGAGGCGACTGCAGCTGCATCAGGATTGCGTCGCCGTACTGCAGTTCCTCCAAGGGGATCGGGTAGAAGCCTTCGTTGGCAAAGTTGTCTAGGTATAAATTCTCACCCCGTAGCCAGAACTGGTCGCGGCGGTCGTAGTCGCTCAGGTTGAGGCCGAACTCGCGGTTGTACCAGTCGCGGCACAAGCTGTAGCAGTCCACAATGCCGAAGACAAATTCGCGTCCCACGTAGGGCAGTTCAAAGCCTTCGGGTTCGCAATAGCCCCACTGTTCAGTCTGGGGGTTGACGATGTGCCAGGGCAGGCCAGATTTTTCGCAGGCAACGCGGTCAGCTTGCGATGGGGCGTGGTTGGTCTTCGGGTGGCTATGTACCACCGCCACGATTTCGCCCTGTTCTTCAGCGGCAACGTAGTCAACCGGATCCAGCACAAAGTGTTCGTCTGGTGTTTCGGCCATGTTGCGGCAGGGGAAATACCGCTTGCGGCCTTTGACCACGGCGACCAAACCGCAGGATTCCCTTGGAAATTCCGCCTTTGCGTGCTCCAGGGCAGCTTCTTGGATGGATTTGCTGAGTTTCATTGGGTCAGACCGGCGCCTGGAAAGGATCCGAAGGGCAATTCAGCGACTTCGCCGAAACGCAATTTGCATGAGCCGATCCGCTTACCGCATTTGTCCTGTGCCAGCGTGCCCACCACGTTGTCATTGATGTCCCAGTAGTTGCTGCCGGTATAGCCGCACTCGGCGCTGCGGTATTTCCACTGGCAGATGTTGGCGATGATTTGGCGCTTGGGCAGCATGACGCCGGCAAGGTCAAATTTGCTGGCCAGCTCGAAGCTCACGGAATCACGGTTTTCACTTGCCTTGCGGTCTACGTACCAGACCTCATCGGGGAATTTGGCATTTGGATCGGCCGCAGTCTCGCCGTCAAGGTATTTCTTGAGGGTGCGGATGCGTTTGACGGTGGCGCCACCGAGGTCGTTGCCGGGTGTGGTGGCGTTGACCAGCAACAGCAGCGTGGTCATGGTGCCGTCCAGATTGCTGATGGTCAGCGTGGGGCGCGGGAGCGTGCCGGTGTTGCTGTACTCAAAGCCGTCAGCCTTGACGGGCAAGCGGGCGTAAGCGTTGCCGTTCCAGGTGATGTTGCCGGTGACGTTGGCGTTGCAGCCGTTGTGCCAGCGGTAGGTGTCGCTGCTGCCGTGCAGGGTGGTGTCCAGCGTCATTTCGAACAGTTCGATGATGGCGCTTGGAGCCAGTACCGCAAGCTCCTCGTAGACGCTGCTAATTGCCGTCCAGACAACCGTGCCATCGGTGATGGTGCTGCCAATGTCAGTTGGCCACGCGGGTTGGGTGCTGGAGCTGGTGCCAGCCGTGGTGCATTGGAAAACAAGGCCAGACGCCTGCAGACTGGTAGCGCGAACAATATTGCCAACGCTGTAGGCAGTTGAACTAGCCCAAGCCGAGTACGCCATCAGGGTTCAAATACTTGGCGGAAGGTCACGTCAACTTTGCTGCGCTGGAAATCGAACAGTTCGCGGGTCCAGCTGGGGCAGATCCACTTGTAGGACGTGGTGGTGTCGGGTGGGGTCCAGTCGAAACTGGCGTTGTCGGCGGCGCGGTCGTTTAGGAAGGTTTCGATGATGTCGGCGTCAGCGTCGGTGACGTTAAAACTGAGGCGCCACTCCTTCGGGTTTTGGTTGAGGCCGTAGGTCAGGCGTTGTTGGTAGCCGTCGCCGAATTGGACCGTGCGGACGGTCGGCTGACTGCTCTTGTTGGCCGAGTAGGTCGGGTTGTAGCTGGGGAAGGTGGCCATTAGGCGAGCAAGCCTCCGGGACGTTTTTGTTTGATGAGTTCTTGCTGGACCGCAATGCCGATGGCTTTACCGAGTTGATTGGCTTGGTTGCCATCGCCTTGCACATTAGACCCGCTGGCGTCCACGTTCACCACGACGTTGGCGCTTCCCATTCCAAGGCTGTCGTTGGGCACGATACCGCCGCTGCGGCCTGGGACGAACAACTCGGGGCCTTTTTCGCCGACGATGTAGGGCGAGCCAGCAGATACGGGACCGCCAGCGGCTCTGCCTGGAAGTAGCTGCGGCAATAAAAAGCCTTTGGCTCCCATACCCTCACCGCTAAATGCTGCTGTGCCAGATACGGGGCCGGCGCCTTTAAACATTGTGCCGCCGGGGAAAAGGCTGAGGACGGTGTTAAGGATCGTCATTTCGATCCACTTGGCGATGATCTGGGCCGCCATGTCAAGGAAGCGGTCGGCAACGCTTTGGAAGAAGCTGGCGAGGGCTTCTTGGGCAGTCATGGCGCCAGACACAACTCCTTTGAAGGAGTTAGCAAAGGCGGAACCGATGCCCTCGGCGGCGCTGGCTACCTGTTGAGCCGGAGCAATAAGTTTTTCGAGTTCCAAGCGGGCTCGTTCGGCTTCTGCGCCTAATTCACCACCCGTTATGGATGGTACAAGATTCATATTTGGATTAAATGGAAGCGCCGGTTTACCAGCGCCTACAAAAGACGCCATCCGCTCAAAGTTCAGGTTGAGAAGATTAGATACACCAAGCATGGTATATAGATCTTCTACCTGCTGTTTTCTTATTACACTAAGTTCTTTTTCGTATTCCATTCTGGAAATTTGAATATCAAGCGTTTGTGCTTCAACCAGAGATGCACGTTCGGCGTCACTCAAAGATTTATTCAAAAGTTTTACATAATTTTGCATACGCTCAGTACGCGTTGCTTCGTATTTACCTTTCAATTTGTCTTCTTCGGAGATAGCTTTTGTGAGATTTAGTTCTGCTTGTTTTTTGGTTACTAAGTCTTTGGCGCTACGCAGTTGTTCTTGGAGTTGCTGTGCCAAACGTGCTGTATCTTTTGCGGCTTTGTCAGAACCACCGCCCGATGGTGCTGCTTGTCCCAGTCCGCGAACGTCAATAGGTTTTATTTTTGTTTCCGCTGCGGCAACTACTTTTTGCTGTTGTGTTTCTAATATGCGGAGACGGGCTGTTTGTGCGACGGTTAGGTTTCCGCGCATTGGGGCTGCACCGCCTGTCTCTTCAAATAAAAGTTTTCTTGCGCGTGCATTAGCTATAGCTGTAGATTGTGTGCCGCCGCTAAGCAAATTAGCAATACTTTGTATACCTTGGGCGGCGAGGCTGATAATGCCGGATAGTCTTGCTGCGAGCCAGTTAAATGGTGGGGTTAGGGATTTAACGATTGCACCACCTAAATCTCCGATGGCTTTTCCGAGATCTTTGGACGCTTTGCCGAGCATTTCAATGCCCGTAGCGGGCTTTTTGACTGCTTGAGCACCTTTGTTACCTACATCAACAAGAGTATCGACAAGATCTTGCACGGAAATTTGACCTTTTTTGGCCATCTCCAATAGGCGATCTCTTGAGACACCCAGTTTGTCAGCAAGTGCCTGTTGGATATTGATTCCTTGGCTGGTTAGTTGGTTAAGCGTTGCCTGGCTTACTTTGCCGGACTCCAGGGCAGATGTAATTGCGTTGCCTACTTTGTCAAACTGGCCGCCGTACTTTTCAGTAAGTGTTGTGGTTAATTTAATTAGTTCTGCTTGGTCTTCAAGTTCTAAGCCAAGGCCGCGAATATTTTGGATTACAGCAGTGAACGTTTCTACATCAGTATTTGCGGTTTTAAATGCGCTAGCAAGGGCTTGGGCCTGTTGTGCGGAAAAACCTAAATCCTGTCCCAGTTGTTTTACGGCTTGGCCGCGAGATGCAATATCCCCAAGTAACGTGCCGACGATGGATAGACCGAACCCCAAACCACCACCGAGTGCACCACCGGCTAAACCACCTAAGCCACCACCTACAGCCGCGCCAGCACCTTGACCAAAAAGCAGGGGAAAGCCTCCACCGATAAGAGCACTACTTAGTGCTTGTCCTAGACGCCCTGCCATTCCTCCTCCTGCTCCTCTAGCTAAACCGCCTCCGGCCGTTGTTGCCGCAAGTGCCGCAGGGGAGCCCGGCATGTTTGCGGTGCCACGCAAGGGTGATGCAGGACCTCTACCGGCGCGGATATTTGCTGCTTGCGGGCCTTGTAGACCAAAACCTGCGTTGGCCGTAGCAGTAACTTGACGGCGGTTTGCTACTTCTTGTGCAATCAAAAAGTTACGCCTAGCGCGAGCTTTGTTCTCGATCTCCATTGCGCTTACAAGAGATCTGACGGCCATCTCTTCTTGTCTTGTTCCCTGTGCAGCTTTTCTTAATGCGTTTTCCGCTTTAAATACAGCACGGCTATAGTTTTCCATGCTGGCAACGTTAAAACCTTTGCCCTCAAGCAGCTTTGCGTTTCTGTTAACAACATTGATTGAATTGTTGAGTCTGTTAAGATTTTTTATCAGGCCATCTACCTGTGCGGCACCGCGGACGGCAATCTCGATGTCTGCGGTGTATTTCGCCACGGCTACGGAACATAGTCTGGTACTTCAGTTTACGCCGTAAAAAGCCGCCGGGGTTAGTGGCGGCGTTTGGCCTTGTCGAGTTCCTTTTGCTGGTCCTCGTTCAGGATTTGGAAGTAGGCGCTCCAGCCGAGTAATTCCTCAGCGGTCATCGTGGTGCTGATTTCGGAAAGGGTTTTGCCTAGCTCTTTGGCGACTCCGAATTGGAGCATGAGCCAGGTGTCTTTCCGAAGCTCGGCACTCAGGATTTTGGGTCGATGGGTTCCTCGCCGTCGGTCAGGATCGCCAGCATCAGGGCTTGCAGGTCTTTGTCCTTGACCTCGTTTTTGAGGACGTCCACTTCGCCGGCGCTGAACAGTTTGGTGCCGTTTTCGTCCAAGGCTTTGTTGACCAGCAGCTGGAGGGCGAAGGCGTTGGCGTCGTCGGACTTGGCCTGTTTTTGGGCGCGTTCGCGCTCGGCCATCGTCAGCGGGGTCACCCACATTTCAAAGTCGCTGCCGTCAGACAGTTGGACGACTTTTTTGGTGGGCTCCAGGTTGGCCGCCTTGCGGAGCCGTTCGATTGCACTAAGGGTTGCGGCAGGCATACCGAAAGTTGAGGTATGCGACTACTGTAGCGGATTAGAAATAAAAAACCCCGGCGGTGAGGCCGGGGTTGGCGGTTTCGTCCGGCAGCAGACTATCAGGACTTGCTGAGGTCGAAGGTGGGGG